AGTCCCATCACCTTGAAGCATTGCGGCAAAATCCATATGTCCTGTTTTACCGTTTGATGCCGCTGTATAACAATAGGGAACTTTAATTCCTTTACCCGTTGCCGTTCTAATTGATTTAAATCGCAACACAATTTCATTGGGACGACTGCAAATTCCATTCCAAACCATTTCACTTGGATTTACTGGAGAAAAATTACGATCCCCATTAATTGTTCCCCACGTTCTCTGTAAATCTGTTTCGCGTTTATTCCAAAAACAGTCGCTAAACTCGCACCAAACTACTTTACCGTACTTTTCTTGTAAATCTTCCTCTGTCATTTTATCAGGAAGCTTATCAATGTATTCTAATTTTTCATCATATGCTTCATTGAATTGAATTCTAATCTGATCTTCATGCAGTTTCTTCATTTTTCTTCTCCTCTAATCGCCACGACGCAATACAAGCGGCATCTGCAAAATCTTGTTCAGTAAACACTTCACCCCACTTATCGATAGCATATTTCATAATGTCAGGTTTTTTCGCATTTCCGTTTCCTAGAACTACTTTCTTCCAACGTCTATTATCAACCATAACCACATCAAACCCCCGCAAATAGCAAGCAGTCCTAACACATCCAATAACATTGGCAATCTCCATAGTTGTCTTCGGGTTTTGAATAAAAATAGATTGCTCAATAGCTATAAGCATATTTTCTGTTGGTGCTAATACTATTTTACTGAAATCTTGGTAGAAATTCCGGGCAAATTCGGGGAATCTTTGATCAAAAGTTTTTTTAGTACTTCCCCACTTTTTCTGGGCCACAATATTAAAACTTCCATCTAATACCACACAATGGATAGCTTTGCTGGAACAATCAAATCCTACATATGCATATTCACTCATTGTGAATTGTCGATTCGTAACGTTACAACACGCGACACCGTATTATAAGCAGTAGTATAAGTATTTAATAGTCCATCGACCTGAATTTCCAATGCTTCTTGTTCAATGACTTCCTGTCGTAACTCTTTTAATTGGGAGTAATTATCAAGAGCCACCCCTCGAATCTCATCACGAGTCAACTTCTTCTTCCCGGCCTCTTCTCGTTCTTCAACAATACGAGAGAGGGCAGTAGCATAACCCTCATCAAAAGCCGCTGATAAAGCAGTTTTCTTCGCCTTCACATCAGCAATTCTTGTCTCAAGATATGCTTTGTATCCTCCATAAACAACAAGAAATTCTGACAATGCCTTATTTGATGCATTCATTAAATCTGAAAATTCTAGGTGTTCTCGTTCCTCCAAATCCAATCGTAGCTTTGGCACTCCCATATCTTCAACGGTTCTCTGCGCCTGTGCCAAGGCTTTCATTGGCGACCAATGTGTTTCCCTAGTCTCTATGTTCATATCGCCACTCCTTTACATTTACACCACTTATTGCCTGTACATTTTGAAGGTGCTGAAGTCAGACTCATAATATTATTACATCGATCTAATAAAAGTTGCCACGTACTAATATTTTTGGTGAGAATGAACGTCTTTAATTGCTGATCATTCTTATTTTCATATAGGATAACCCCTATATCCAGTGGTAGCAAATTTAAATAAATCTGCAATTGAATTACATGTTCGGGTTTTGGCCCCTGTTTTAACGCGCCAAAGCCGCGAGAATTGATGGATTTCAACTCTACTGCAACTTCACCATACTCTGCATGTTTGACAATAAAGTCTACCCGACCCGAAATTGGTGGTTTATCTAAGGTCACAACCTTTTCTCGATCTATAATCATGTCCAACGCTGTGAAATATTCCTCCATACGATTTTCTAAATAGTTTCCATTATCAAAAACACGTTGAGTTTGTGCTGTAATATCCTGTTCATGAGCCTTTCCATGATATGCGATATAAAGATATCGATCACACGTATTTCCTAACAACGATGGATAGAATACATTGGCTCGTTGTGCTGGTTGTGTATTCATCAGATGAGAATCAATCTGCTTCACCAACCATCGATCTTGAGGATAGTCTATTTGATTAATTTGTCTAATGCCTGCCATAGTGTCTCCTTTATTTTGGCTTTAGTGAAATGTCGTACATGTAAAATATACTCTACCTCATCATGTTTACTTAATGCAATATCTCGTTTCACATCTCGCCGTCGTAAATGTCCGTATTTTCCATCAGCTTCTATAATCATTTTAAGTTCGGGAATAAAGAAATCAGGTGTATACGGAGCAAAATCAGCTTGTTCAGCATAGCGAATACCCATGTCGGATAAACATTCTGCTATCATATTTTCTTGGGTTGTATAATCTTTAGGGGGTAAGTTCATTTTTCAACTCAGCAAACAGGTCAGGATTTTCAATGAAAGCATTTTTAATACCATTCATTCCCATTACTTTCGTAGAGTGGTATTCATACCACGGGCCTGATTGTTTGATCAATTTCTGATCAATACCTTCTCTAATGAAACTTTCCGTAATATCTATGCCGCCCTCAACTCTGAATGGTACGACTGCTGATCTATAACTTTCGCCACCTACCTTACTTTTACGCAGACGAATTTCCATATCGAACCCCACATTATTTTTACCTTCTTTAATCCATCCATTACGACGTACCTGTAGAAGGAAATGTGCGAAGAACGCCTGTCCCATCCCTCCCGGCATATTATCAAGGGCTACTGGCCCCATACTAGATCGAACCTGATTGATCGCAATAAATGCAGACCCATTTTTAAGATTCGGAAGAAGTCGGGGTAGTGAACTATTAACGAATCTTGCCTGCCACGCCATTGGACTATATGAAAAGTCTTCATCATGAATGGCTGAAGGCACTAGTCCTGCAATGCTATCCAAAACTATGACATCTACCCCGGCTCTCATCAATTCACGAATTGTGTCCATAGCTTCTTCCCCGCTGGTTGGTTGTGAAACCATTACTCGTTCCGCGTCAACCCCACAACGTTTGACCCACTCAGCGTCCCACGACAATTCCGTATCAATCCAAGCTGTAATTCCACCCTCTTTCTGAGAATTGGCTACTACTTGAGAGGCTAGATATGATTTTCCCACATTCGTAGGGCCGTACATAATAGTCATTCTCTTTTTTGGTATACCCCCACCAGTAAGATGATCCAACGAAGGGATATTGAAAGCAATCCTGCTAAAAGAAAAATCCTCGCTATCCCCCCGTTTTAAATTTAAAGTCTTTGATTTCAATAATGTTTCAATAGCTTCTTCATTAGTCTTCTTCATTAGTACGCCTCCTATGTACGGCTTCAGCCCATGCAAAGTAGACCGCACAGGCTTGAATAATTTCTTCAAACATGTGTTGGGCATCCTGTTCCCAAATTGCTCTAGCTACCTCACCATTTTCTTCTGTTGCTATGACATTCCAATATTCATCTGAATGAGTAATTTGATCACCATACATTCTATCTTGCCGTTCTCGTTCTTTTAATACGTTTTCGAGAACCACCGCCCTCGATATTTCATGAACCATTTAACCCTCCTATTTTTCTTCTTCTTAATTTCGTAAGGAATAGAATCAATCTCATGTTGTAATTTTTGTAGCTTTAGATAATACCACGTAGTGCTAATACTTGTGACTATCCCCGCTACCATTCCCCATATTTTTTTCTTATGTTTTTTCATCTAACAAGCCGTCAAGTTGAGCGTCTACCTTATTCCGTAGAAATTCCCAAACATCATCCGTAACATCCGCAGTCTCTGCTAATTGAGGTGCGAGAGGCAATTCTGTATCGATCTGATCAACAGTAAGGTCTATGCGACCATATTGATTGGTTGACAAATCACCTACCCTGAACGTAAAGCCCAAATGCATACTTACTTTAGTCATTCTTATCCTCCTTTATGTTGGTGGCCCCGACAGGACTTGAACCTGTATGCTTATAAAGCGGCAGATTTTAAGTCTGCTGTGTATACCAATTCCACCACGGGGCCGAAATTATTCCGCGTCGTCCAAAATCTTAGCGTAAAGAATTCTCGTCAACTCCTCTAGATAGTGTGCGACTAATATATTACTTGCAGTTATATGTACACCGTCCAACGTCATGCTCCCAAACGCATCAGTTTTTTTAGCTAGGTCTTCCCGAATTTGATCATACACTTCTGTTAACTCAGTCATTTATTCCTCCTTTAATCCCATACAATAAAGTCTTCCATCTTAGCTTTTGCAAAATGCCCGTTCGACAATGCCTTCTCCATATCTATCTTAGAAGCCCATGTTGGATCACATAATTCCATATCGACCTGTAATGGAATGCCCAAGGAATTCGTTGCCAACACCTTCTGTATTTCATACGGAACTGTCTGAATATCATCTTTATGAATTTCGCATATGATTTCATCGTGAACTTGGAGAAGTACCCTACTGGATGTCGTTCTAAGGGCTTCAGAGACGGCTATGAGGCGTTCATTCATGATGTCCGCACTTGTACCCTGTACCAAGTAATTAACGCCCTTATACGCGAATTTAGAGGGTATTTCATAGATACGACCATATCGATTCTTAATCCATCCTCGCATCTCTACTGTTTCTACTACCTCATCAAAGAACTCCTTGGAACCTTTCAAACCAGCAAAGTATTGCCTTTTGTATTTCCCGGCCTCTTTTGGTGTAGTACCCAATTGAATAGCTAATTTTTTATTGCCAATTCCATAGATCACTCCAAAGGTAATCGCTTTCGCCATTTGTCGATAGAACTTAAAATCGTTGCTATCTTCCGTCACTGCAAAGGCTAACTTAGCGGCCTCCCCATGAAAATCGACATCGGTTTTATTGAGAAGTTCTCTAATTTCATCGTTCTCAAAATAGCTGAGGAAGACTCTTACTTCCATCTGTGAATAATCGAAGCTGACAAGGTACATATCAGAACGAGGTTTGAACATTCGCCTAATGGCGATCTGTGACTCATCTTCTTCAGAGTAGGACTCGTCCCCCATGAAACCCCACGTATCTAGAACTTCACTACTTAACTCAACTGAAGCCACTCCTCCTTTTGCCGCCACGATTGCATTGATTTTTTGCCTCGTCTCCTCCTGCTCAGTTTCGTTCAGTACCTTGTCAGCCAATTTAAAATGGTTACGGGGTATATTATGAAGGTTCGGTTCTCGTGCTGATAGCCGTCCCGTTATCGTACCCCAGTTACAGAACGTGGTATGAACCTCGTCCAATTCCTTATATGGCTCTAAATACGTGGTATGAAGTTTTCTAAGTGTTCTATACTGTCTAACATTCCCAGCAATGGGATGATTAATTTGGACTAGTGCCTCTTCCCCCCATGACTGCTTTCCCTTGGGCGTTTTGATTGGAGAGAAAATGCCTTGATTATTTAATACTTCTCCTACTTGTTGTGTACTATTAATATTGAATTCACCAACGACAGCAAAAATCTTATCTGCAATAACCTGTCGCCGTCCCTCAATCTTTTTCATAGTCTCGTGAATATACTTAGAATCTAGCGCGATTCCTATCTTTTCCATGTTCAACAAAACTTTAGTCAAAGCTATTTCCATCTGCCATACATCTTGTTGATTCGTCGTTAGAATCTTGTGTTTGGTATCCCAATAGAGTTGGCGTGTCCAATCGACATCAGCCTTACAATAGTCCCCTAGAATATCTGGAGGAGCCATCGAAAAATCTTTGTTCCATTTATTTGCCCGTAGGTATTTTTTCGTCTCAATGTCATAGGCGGCGGCTTGTTCGCCATACTGTCGTTTAAGCGTACTAGTCAAATCTAAATCTTTAACACTAGATGGTTCGGTCAATCGCACCATGACCAGCACATCAAGTAACTTGTGATCTATAATTTTAAGACCATCCTGCATTAGAAAATGGATATCAAATTTAACGTTGTATCCAATAAAGCTAGACGGTGACCAATTCAAAAACTCAATCAATTTACGATAATAGCTGGGATCAAGATTTCGACCTTGTTGATGGCGTACTGGGAAATAATAAGACGCTTGTGTTGTTACCGGGGATACACCGACCCCACAAATTTGATTCATTCCATATGGATTAAGACCATTAGTTTCTACATCTACTACTAATTCTTCATGCCCAAGTAGTGCATCTATTGCAATATCATATTTTTCTGGGGTGTCTACTATCATCTACTCTCCTTCTGGCTGGGGCTTTCAGGCTTATCCCCGTAGCAGGGTTTACCACGACTAGTCCTCACCCCCACGATAACCAATCGTGAGGCAGTAGTACCACCTCGACGGCTCACCTCCCCGCCGTCGAAACCTACCCACGTACCCTGTCTATGCATACTAAAAGAGGTTTCCCTGTTTCTCAACTGCCTTTGGTGTTGCGGCATTTAGGTCAACGGTTCCATTGTTGGAGTACTCTGGCACTCCTCCATAACGTTCTCGGAAGTAAACCTTGATATCAGGCAAGTCCGCAATTGCCGCAAGTTTATCGGCGGGTATTTCTGCATCTCGTGCAGTAGCTGAAAGACTATATGAGGTATCATACATACCTGATCCTGTACGTCTAACTCGTAAAACACCTTTAGTCAGACTACCCCAATCGTTATATATGTCAACCAATTGATTCCAAATGTAGTCGCTCCGACCAAATCCTAACGAAATGATGCGGAAATCGTCCACACTTTCCTTATACATCTTTTTACCTCCCGGCCCCGCTATCTCTTCCCACTCATCAACACGACGTTCCCCATGAAGAATCTCATGGACATATGTCCAAAAAGCAAACTTATGCGAAGGCCGATACTCGTCTGGAACCATACTCGTGTCAATGCCATCATCAGATAGGAGATTAATCCAGCGAGTTCCTGATTTGTATGTGTACAAATACAACTCATCAAGTTTGTTATCGCCCTCATCACCTGTTGCTACGGATGTAACAAATGCCTGATCACCGTCTTTAAACCATACTTCCTTACGAAGTTGCTGATCGGCAACGGGATTCCGTAATGCTTCTCTGGCTCCTTGAATTCGTGCTATACCGCTCATATATTCTACCTCCTAGTATTACCAATATGTTCTTGTTTCAATTACTTTTTGCAGAAGATTGACATCTCTTACTTCTTGTACATCTTTAAAACCTCCAATATTCGTTAGATGCGTTCTACTTACTTTACACCTATTTGAAAGGGTTGTCAAGGCATTTTGCATACCAATTTCTCCCGCCCTGTCATTATCTAGACATAAAACCAATTCGTTGGTAGGTAGCTGTAATAATAAATCTTCCTGATATTTTGACAGATTGGCTCCCAAAATTGATACTGCCGGGAATCCGTTTTGATCTAACCATATGGCATCTAAACTTCCTTCGGTTACACAAACAAATTCACATGGTTGTATCCTGTATCCTCCGAAAAGAACACGAGATTTTCGTAGACCCTTAGAATAGAGATACTTAGGAGTCTGATCCAAACGTCGTGTAATAGTTCCTACTAAACGTTGCATTTGATCATAGACAGGAAGAACTAAATTCCCATCTATATCTGATCCACACTGCCACTCACTTAATATCGCGGATGTAAAATCTCTATCGAATATCCATGATGGAACTTTTGCAATATTATACTCTATTGGTATTTCTATCATTTCCTTTTCGGGTGCTTCCGTTACATATTCATCAAGAAAGGATAACGAATCATCTACTTCATAATTGATCAATAAAGATTCAATCTCTGAACGAGACATCTGAAGTAGTTTTTGAAGGAAGTACTCCATCGATCCTTGTCCACATCCCGCATGACAAATCCAAACACCTTTCTCCACATTAAGTGAACAGGAAGCCCTAGAATCATCATGGAACGGGCAGAGAATCGGAAACTCATCACGATCTAAGGGGACATCAATTCCGTTATCTAATAAGATGTGTGACCAATTTACTTGGCTTTGCGTAGAAATAATACCACCTCATGCATTTGTCCAGTATAAACATCACGCACTTTACCTTCTCGTATGTTTTTAACAGTTAACTTAATCGGGGGCAACTTAGAACCCCGTTTCTGTACTTCCTTAACCACCACTTTCTCCTCTAGACCCAAAAACTTTAGAGCATTCATTCTCTACCTCCTTAAAATATTGCTTCAATTTCTTCTATATTACCTGAGTCTACATTCCATGTCAAGGTTATAATATCAGAAGGCAACTCACCTTCCCGATACTTCTGAAATTGCAACATACGTTGTTGTTCACTACGTTCATCCTTAAATAATGAGATGGCGATATCAGATGCTCTAATCATGGCATCTCCAAAGGCTACTTGATCCGGGCGAGGTGGTGCATATAGATCAGAGGCATCTCGTGTGGCCTGTGTGGATACAACAAAAGGTGTGTTAGTTGTCGTAGCCAAACCCTTTAGACCGTAAAACAATGAATGGTTCTGTTCCCACATCGCCTTACCTTTGGATAGACTATTAACTAGATAGACACCATCAATAACGACCAACTCTGGATTATATTTCCGTACTACCCCGGCAATGCTATCAAGAGTGATTCCAATCTGTCCATCGATATGGTCACAGATCAACAGAGGTCTACCATCCAACTCCTGCAAAAACTTCTTATACTGCTGTTCATCAATTGGAAGCCCTGTTCGTAGGGCCGTATGTGAAAATGTATATCCCATATGATGAGACATCACTACATCAGCCCGGAGACTTATGGCCTCTTCAGGCATCTCTGTTGAAATGAGCAAGGTTTTGTGTCCATCAAGAACAGACTGTACTGCAATATCCACACATAACCAAGATTTTCCTACCGTAGGACGGGAGAAAATTGAAGCCAGTTCTCCTTTCATCCAACCCACACCTGTTCGATTGATCGACTTGAAAGGTGTTCGGATACCAATAATCTGTTCACCCATATTCCGACGATGGTTCTTCATTTTCCATTTATCAAATCTAAAGTTTGCATCCTTATTATATTGAATTATGTCATTGTCCCATACAACATCAAGATCATTCAATCCTGTCATGATCCGGGCCAATGCTTGTTTTGGTTTATCCGTCAACAAATCTCGATTCGCATTCAAGGTTCCAACAATATTCCGAAATAGAACTTGATTCTTAAATGTGTCCAATGCGTAGTCAAATTTTAATGTGCTAGCCGATTCATCCAATGCAGGATAGTTCTCACACAGAATTTGGGGTTCTGGATATGCCCGGTATTTATCATAATAGTTTGTAATAAACTGGAAGGCATCTCCATGCTTGGCGAAATCATTGGGCATGTACTTAAACTTACGTTGTGTTATTTCATCTAGTAGATTGAAAATTAATCCTGACTCTATAAATTCATAACTTTCCATTATCACCTCTTTCGGTTGAATATACTATTCTATTGCCTTTTCCATAAACGTATCCAATTTGATTATCACTAGTATTCTCTATAGCTTCTTCTTTTGCCTTTTCTATATCTTTAAACCTCCCAATTATATTTGTTGTACTAGAAATTTTATCCATTATAAATACGATATACTCTTCCTGTGGCTTTGTCAAGGGCTTTTTACGTCGTCGCAGACTCATATCAAAAACTTGACTTTATCTTGTAGGCCGTGACGAATTTTATACGCCGAATCTCCCAAATCTTGTGTTATTTCTTCCATTGTCAACCCCTCAATTCGCAATCTTAGAAAATCTTGTTCTATTGAATCTAGCTTAATCGATGATAATAATACATCAAATTCGATATCTTCCATCAATGTATTGTTTTTATCTTCTAACAACTCTTCATAATCAAAAGAATCCAATCCGTTGTATTTTTCATCCAAGCTAAAGGACTTTAATTGTCTCTCAGCCTTATAAATTAACGTTCTGATGGTATTAACCATTGCTGTATGCAAATATGTATGAAACAGAATACCTTTATCTTCATTAAAGCCTTGTGCCGCTTTGACAATTGCGATCCTGAGTTCTTGTGCAATGTCTGTCTTATCCATTCCAACTACAAATGTGTTTTGTAGCATCTTATTAATCTTAGGTTCCCACTGTTCTATTAACTCATTGTTTATGTCCATTTTCCCTCCTTGCTCTATAAAAACATGTTCTACCACAATAAATATTATTATAACCTCTTCGGTTACGATTTACAATCTCATATCGTTTCATTATGAACTTGAAACGGCAAAACGAACATGTTACAATGATGTTGTAGTACTCATATTGACACTTGCCGGGACAAACTTTTCCTCGTGTAGGAACAATTTTAGTACAGACAGGACAATAGATAACACGTTTGGCAAAGGGGGCGGCAGTTGGAAGGTCAGCTTTTTGTAATGTTGTATGTACATATTGCTTACTGACTCCCACACGTCTAGCAATATCGATAGGACGCATCAGAGGATTTCGTGTACGCAGTCGTACAATTCTATTCTTAGGTTTCATTACGCTTCTAGTGCGGCAATTCGGGCCTCTAGTTCTTTAATGGCTCCAATTAAAGGAGCAATGAATTCAGTATACGCCAACGTTCTAGCATTTATAGCAGTATACTCTTCGTCTGCCTCATTAAGTTTCGTAGTCGTTTCTGTTTCTGGAATAGTTAGTAATCCCACAGTAGTTTTATCAATACTTAATGAATCAAGAACAGTTTCTACTTCTTGAGCCACTAGTCCATAATGAATAGTGTCAGTATTACCTTCAGTTCGGTTAAATGTACGTGGTTGTAGGGCTTTAATCAAGGCTAATGAAGTTGTATTTGATAGGTCGGTAATACTTGTTTTTAATCTTTGATCTGATACCTCTTCAAAACTAGTTGCATATATATTGTTCCAATACCCGCTTGACGCACCACTGTTATAGGAATTTACAAATAATGCCCATCCCGTTTTCAGTGTTATTACTTGATTAGCATTATCCTGAAAGCTAACTGCTTTAAGTTGATTGGCATCAACGTTAATACTGGTGGAATGCGGATCGGCATGATCAGAATGGTCAAAAATAACTGTATTATTAGAAGGATCTGTTGTAATAGCAATATTAGTTCCACCAGTTAAAGTTATTGTATCTGTAGAATCATCCGCACTTACGGTATGCGTCGAAGATAGTCCAGTAACAGCGAAGTATTTAAATGAATCTGTATTGGCTTCCCCACCATGA